CAGCCGAACGCGGCGGTGCCGAACGTGCCCAGGTCGGCGTACATCGTGGGCAGCGCCTGGTAGAGATTCGACTTGAGGAAGATCGTCTGCATCCGTTGGGTCACGGTGTGCAGCCATTCCTTGACGCGCTGGAACTCGGCGAGGTCGGGGTCGGGCGTGGTGAGCTTGAACCAGGGACGCGCCGGCGAGGTCAGCCCCGCGTGCAGCCCGTGCTGCAACGTGCGCGCGGCGAACGTCGGGGCAGAGTCGATGATGGCCTGCGACCGGCGCTCACCGCGGTTGCGGTCGCTCAGGGAGAAGCGCGATCGCCGCGGGAGAATGAACTCCGCGAGCTCGGACCAGTGCGGGTCGAACGAGCTCCGCTCGGTCTTGAGCGCGGCGTAGATCGCTTCGTGCCGCTGCCGTGGGGTCAGCCCAGACGGGTGCCCCGCCATCCCGGTTGCCGTGCCGATCGCCACTAGTAGCCGGCGCCAGCGCGGACGCGCTGCGCCGCGGTGATCGCCGCGGCCATCGCACGCGAGCGGGAGACGTTGGTGGTGATGGGGGCGTGGGCGAGCAGTTGTTCTTTCTGCTGGTCGAGCGTCAGGCCGCGGATCTGGAGCGTGCCGCGCTGCTCGAGGCGCTTCAGCGCGCGCCGGCCCACGGCGCCGAACTTCTCGACGTCCTGGGCCTTCACGGTCGGCACGGCCGGACGTGTGACCGCCGTGCGGCCTGTGTTGTACGCGGTGGGGGAGAGAACCACTACGAACCTTCCTGAATGCGCCGATAGACGACGAGCATCCGGCGCCGCTCGCGCGTGAGGCGCAGGCGGCGAAGTGAGGGGGTGCGGAACCAGGCGAGCAGGCGTGCGATCACGCCGACTCCAGTTCCGAGAGGCGATTGATGTGGGCGTTGAGCCGGTGCGTGAGCTCCTGGTCCTTCGCGCGGAGCTCGGCGATCGCGTGCTCACACTGCGTGACCGTGGCCTGCGCCGTGGTGCGCGCGCGGGACGTCGTTTGAATCTCACGACGGGTGCGCGCCAGGGTCCGCACCAGGTCGTCGACGTCAGTGCGGGAATGCACGAGACGCAGGCCGGCGGGTTCCACCGGGCCTGGCTCGTAGTTGAGCGCGGACGCGATACCCGCCTCGCGCTCGGTCAGGGGAGAGATGCAGTCGCCTTCACCGCAGAAGGGCGCTCGGATTGTGGGCGTGCATCTACACATCGTTACCAGTCGACTTGCGGCGCCTCCCGCTCGAGCCGTGACTCGAGAGCCGCTACGCGCGTGGCGTGGGCCTGGGACCGTCGCAGGGCCGCCCTCGCGCGCTTCTCAGCTTTGCGGGCGGCCTTGCCTCTCACCTTTGGGATGGCGCGTCGGAGCGTCAGCGCAAAGGGCTCGAGGACAACCTCGCGTGTGCCGTCGCGATCGATCGCAAGCGGCACAGACCGCAGGTTGCTCACCACGTACTGGCGGCCACACTCTGCGGAGAGCCGGACGCCGTCGACAATCGCGTGCTGCTGGTGGGCGTGGAGATCACGCGCGACTGGACGAAGCGCCGGCTCCACCGATGTGTCGGCCTCGTCGACGGCCGGCAGGAGGTCACCTGTAGCCCTGGCGACTTGCGCCGTCGTTCCCGTGATGAACTGTGAACTCTCGGCCGAGAGCGTCTCGACCAGTTGCTTGACGTGTTCGTTGTTGGTGCTCACGCTGTACTCCTCAATGGGTCGAACTCGGTTTCCGCGTGCGCCGCGCGCTGCACGCCGCGCATGGCCTCGACGAGCTCGCGGGGCATGTCAGGGAGGGCGCAGGTCGCGGCGAGGCCGTCGCCCAGGTCGGGGGAGCGGCCCAGGCGCTTCTTGATCTGGTCCTTCTCCTCGAGCAGCAACGTGCCCTGGTGGAAGGTGTAGGTCGGCGTCGTGAGCTCGGCGACGAAGTCGCCGTCGACGTTCATGGGTAGCTGCCAGTCACGCTTGATGCCCTCGGCCATCAGCCACCACATCTCGGTGCGCTTGTTCTTGAACTTGGGTGAGATGGCTTTGCCGCCGAAGGCGACCGGTAGGACGTAGACGCCGCTCACGCGCAGTTGGTCGATCACGCCGGCGCCCATCGCGCCGCTATCGACAATCTCGAGGTCGCTCTGCCAGGCCGTTTTCGCGGCGTAGAGGCGCGCGGCGACCTGCGCGGTGTCGGCGCCGCGGAGCACAATCGGTTTGAAGACGCGCCGGCCCTGGCGCGGGAACATCACCGTTCGGTCGTCGCCGAAGCGCGCGACGTCGACTCCGAGCCGACGTTGCATGTGCTGGTACTCGGCGGGCGTGATGGTCCGCCGCTGCGCCGCGTGCACATCCTCGATGCCGAGCAGCGTGTTGATGGAGCTCGGAGGGAACTTGCCCAGGATGTACGACATGACCCAGGGGTTATCGCGACCGTAGAGCGCGATTTGGGTCTTGGCCCACTCGATGTCGCCGCGCTTGGCGCGCCGCGGGTCATCGGGATCGTTGGTGACGATGATGATGAACCACTGACTCCGCGCCTGGTTGGCGGCGAAGTAGAGCATCCCGTCGAGGGAGATCGGGTTGCCGGCCTGGACGATCTTGCCCCAGAGCGGCTTGTCGGCCAGTGCCTGCTCGGCGGCGCGCAACACGGTCGGCGGGATCGACCCGCTCTCGTCGATGAAACACGCCACCGAACGCGCGTGCAGCCCGGAGAGCGTCGAGCCCTGTTCGTCGGCGGTGCCTGACTTCGGCCAGTTGCGCCGCCCCAAGAACCATTGCTTCGGGTTCTCGCGCGCGGTGACCCGCGTGTCGGTATGCTCGAAGGCGGCCGTCAGATAGTGTGACCGCGCCTGCCAGGTCGCGAGCTCGGCCCAGAAGTTATCTTTGAGGTTGGCATCGGTGACACCCGTCACGAGGCCTTTGGGCGGGGAGTAGGGGTCGAGGCAGCAGCACGAGAGAAAGTGCCAGGCACACCAGGCCATGCCTGCGGACTTGCCAACCCCCGCGGCCGCTTGCAGGGAGATGCGCGGCGTCTGGGGATTCACCCAGGCCTCGAGCAGCTCCTCTTGAAAGACGTCGGGCTCGGCGCCGAACTGCTCGACGACGAACTTCTTGGCCCCGTGCGGCCACTCCCGATACTCGGCGAGCTTCGCCTTCGCGAGCTCGATGTCGCTCGCCATTACGACCAGGCCTGCGTCAGCCAGATCCCGAACCAGGCCGCCAGCGAGCCGCCGATCATCATGCCGGCCAGCACCCAGCCGCCCTCGGTCTTCACGACCTTGCGGACGATGAAGTAGGCGAACGCCGCGGCGATCGCGTCGGTCACCATCGCCCACCACACGTTGCCGGCGGCGATCGCGCGGAAGTTGACGGTGAGGTTCGCGTAGCTGACGAACTGCACGACCGCCATCAGGAGCAGGTCGCGCATGGTCAGTCGACGAACATGCAGTAGAGCGCGGTCGCGCCGCTGCGCCGGCACACGCCGTATCGCTGGACGCGCTCGACGAGCGCCCCCACCGTGCCGATCACGACGAACCCGACGAGCACCAGGAGCAGCGCCCGACTCACGCGTCGTCCTCGCCGTCGTCCTGGGCGGTGCCGGCAATGATGGCCGCCAGGCTCACCGTGCCCGTGTGCTCGACCGACTTGGTCGGCACGCCGGCCCAATACGCCAGCAGCAAGCGGAGCAGGGAGGGGTCGAGCTCGAACGTCTTGATCCGCATCAACAGCCGCTCGCGGAACTCCGGGTCCGCGATCGCATCGCTGAAGATGCCGTCGAGAAAGGTCTTGAGGGTTTTGGTTGCGCGGTTCGGGGTGCCCTTGACCCGGCCGCCACTCTTGGAGCCGTCTGCGAATGCCACTCGATCCGAGCGTGGCAGGCGGCGCCGACGTGCCCGCGCTACTGGTAGCGCCCCGTGTTAGGCTGCGTGCCTCGCGCTGAGTGTCTCGCCACGTCCTGGCGGGCTGCTGGGAACAGCGCGGTCGGAGCGGGGCGAGCTCGGGCTTGATGGGGTATGGGGCTCGCGCGCGCCCCTGCGACGGCCACATCTGCCCCTCGGGCCTCTACTCCGGGTCTACTTTTCACCGACGCCGAGCGCGCGTGCGGCGTGCGCGAGCGGGCGATCGCGCGTCGCGAGGGTGGCCCGGCTGACCACGGCGGACGCCAAGAGATGGAGATCGATCCACCCCAGGCCGCGGCCCATCAACCCGTGTCGCTCGACAAACTGCAGCACGTCGTCGTGGGCGACGAGGGGTGCCACCGGCAACTGATCGAACAACGCGAGCACGTCCGTACGTCGCGGCATCTGCCCGCACGCGAGCTCTCCCTGCACGAACGGATGTCCTAGCACCAGGCCTTCGATGAGCCAGTCCGCCAACTGCGTATCACGGCGCCGACCGTGATCGATCCAGATCGAGGTGTCGACCAGGATCATCGGCGGGACCGCGGGGCGCGCCGGCGACGCGGTGGCGTCCTGATGGGGAAGTGCCCACCCAGATCCGCCAGGCGCTTCGCGCTCTCCCTGGCAATCAAGGCATCCAGGCCGGCGTGGATCAGGGCCGTCTTCTCCGTCTCGCCCGTGAGCGCTTTCGCGCGAGCGATCTTGTCGTCGTCGAGATTGAGCGTTGTGCGCATCTGCATCAAGTATATATCGTCATGCAGACGGCGTGTTGTCGGCGACTCACGTCTCAAGGCCGGCATCGTCCTCGAGGAATCGATGGCACCGGCCGCAGTAGCGCTGCGCGATGTCGTGCACGTTGAAGCTCACCGCGTGGCACCGCAGACAGGTGAACGCTGGCCGCCACGGCACGAACCCATCCAGCTGCGCGATCGTCTCGAGCGGCACGTGCTCGCTGCTCAACGCCAGGCGTGAGCACCGCACCACGGTAACGTCCACCGGATCGCCCTCGAGCCGCACGAGCTCGGCGCGATCCTCCTGGAGCTCGCGCACCTCCAGCGTGACGCGGAGATCGTTCGCGCCGGCGAACGTCACGCGCCGGCCTTTCACCACGAGCGACTCGTGCACGTGCAACCAGCCGTACTGCTTCACCGGCTGACAACAGCACCGCACCTCGATCAGCCGGCACCACTCGAGCTGTGTCCCCATTGCGCACTCCTGCGCAAATTATCGTGAAGGTGTCGTCCGAGTCTTCGTCGGATCCCGCCAGACCACCCGGCCATCGCGGCCGGGCCCGACCCGCTCCCACCCACAGCGGCACACTTTGACCGGCCGGCCCCGCTCGGGGGGCGCCTCGCGCCCGACCGCCAGGATGTTCTGCCGGCACGACGGGCACCGCCGGTGGCACGGACACGCCACGGGGGGTCCTTCGTTGCTGTCCCTTACGCCGCGGCGGCGGGGACCAGGCCCAGGTCGGCCGGGTTGACGCCCTCGGCCTCGAGCTCGCGCAGGAAGCGCGGCAGGTCGAGCCCCTCGACGGTCGGCCAGGTGCGCCGCTCGCCGTTCGGGCCGACGCACTCGAGGCACCGGCGGCGCCGGCGGTACAGGTCTGATTGCATGGCGCCCTTGGACCGATAGACCCGCGATCGCTGCGAGCCGCAGTACGGGCAGGTTGGTTTCGGGACGTCGCTCCGGGGGGTCGAGGGCGCCGGCCGGGGGCCGGGGAACGGGAGAATCACGGGGGGCCAACTCCTTCGGCGCGAGAGGCGAACAGGCGGGGAAAACCTGGGCTCGAGCCGAAACAGATGGGTATGCAAGACCCCGACGCATATTTGACCCACCCCAGTCTGAAGCACACCGACCTCCCCCTCTTGGTCAAGCGGGAGCGGACGATCGCCGCCAAGCTCGCGCCGCTCGCCGAGCTCGAGGAGCTCGGGAAGGAGACGCGCAAGCGGATCCACGAACTCTTGCTCCAGGCCGGGTTTCAGCCGAAGGACTGGACGACGGTCAACGGCTACCAGGTGCGGCGCGAATCGCGCGCCGGTCAGACCAGCTTCAACGACGCGACGTGCCAGGCGCAGTTGGTCGCCGGCGGCGTCGACGCCGACCTCGCCGCGAGCTCGATCGCGGCCAGCTTCGAGCAGGCGCCGACCGTCTACTACGCGAGCGTCAAACCGATGCGCGGCGCCCTGGTGCGAAAGCGGCGGGAAGCGAAGACCTTGTTGCGGGCCAGCCTGAAACCGGCGGCCTGAGCTGGGATGAGAATTAGAAATAGTACGAATCGCCGCCGACGCACGGGGCATTCGTACTACGACCCCGGTTTCATTGGGGTTGTGACGTTGTGACCGTTCGCGTTTCGGTTGGTCCCCTGGCAATTCCGCCACGGTGAACGGAGCGCGGCGCCCCCCGCTACGTCGGCGCCGCGCCTCTGCGCTCCACCGGTTGGGGACGACCGGATCGTTCCGGCGGCGTCTCGACCGCCGCCGGAACCCCGTTAGGGGAATCCCTTAACGTCAACCTGTCGTTTACAGCTTGCGGAGGCTTAGAGCCCCGGCAGGGCGAGCACGCCCGCGTGCTTGGCCGCCTCCCGGCGCCGGCGATCGCCGAGCCGGCGACACGCCGAACACCGCCGCCACTCCCGCTGGACCCCCCGCCGATCCCGTTGCCGATAGGTCTGATCGAGCGGATGCCCCTGATGGCAGGTCGTCCGGATGGGTCGAACGGCCGACTGCCGGCCGGCGGCCCACGCGCGTTTGCCGTTCTCACTGCGAGTGACCCAGGCCAGGTTGCCGACCCGGTTGTTGACCTTGTTGTGGTCGGCGTGGTGGGCGACGTGCCCGGGCGGGGCGGGGCCGACGAAGACCTCGAGCACCAGCCGGTGCACGGCGAGCGGCGCGGGCCCGCCGACGTCGACCTGCAGGTAGCCGGCGCCGCTGACCCACTGCGCGAGCTCGTCGCCGCCGATGACGCGCACGACGCCGTCGTCGCTCACCTCGAGGCAGTTTGAATCCGGGAGGGGACGCCAGCAGCGCATCCCGCCAGACTCGTCCCGGGGTGTGACAGGTCAGGTCACGCGCAGCCGCCGACCGCGCAGAGGATCCGACCGAGCGCGAACCCGATCACGAGGCCGAGCGCCAAGAGCACCATCCACCCATCATGCGCGCGCCGGCGGCGCCGCTCGCGATCGAACGGCGAGACGCTCCGGATCCGCTCGGTCATCTGAGTCCCCCGCGACGGGCGGTTCGCGCGCGTTCCTCGTGGCGCCCCTCTTCGCGCGCGTGCTCGCGATCGCGGGCGCGCCAGGCGAGCCACTTGTGGCCGCTCGAGCAGTACTTCTTGTGCTTCGCGCGCGGCGCCGACCGATCGACGAGCACGTCGCACGGGCCGTACTCGCACTTGACCAGGTGCGGCCGGCGCCGCATCGGCTCGGGCACGACGACCTGGCGCAGCCGCGCCCGCGCGCGCGCCGTCAGATCCGCGGTTGAGAGCTTTCGCGCCATGCGCTCACCTCCCGCACCAAGGCCTGGTAGTCGATCGCCGCGTTGCACTCGGGGTCGTACGAGAGTAGGTCCTCGCCGACGAGTTGCGCCTGGTTGACGCTCTCGCTTTGGCGGATCGTGGTGTGGAGCACGCGCCGCTCGAATCGATCGAGCGTCTCGCTCACCGCCTGCGTCACCTTGCGTCGTGGGTGAAACAGCGTGCGGAGCAACCACCAGGCGTCGAAGTCGCGGCGCCACTGCCGCAGTGAGCCCTCGAGGTCGACGATCGACTCCGGCGATCGCGCTTCCATCCGCACCGGCACGATGATGTCGGTGGCGGCGCGGCACGCATTCTCGACAAGTGGACCCAGTGAGGGTTGGCAATCGAGCACGATCCACTCGAAGCACGCGAGCTCGGGCGCCAGGGCGTGCTGTAGGTAGTAGCCGCGGTCGGTCGCCGACGCCAGCCACTGCGCGTGGCGCTCGAGCCGCAACGAGCTCGGGACCATCACGAGCCCTGGCACCTGGGTGTCGCGCGCCACGGCCCCGACGCTGCGAGGCGAGTCGGTGAACAGGTCGGCGGTGCCGAGCTCGTGGTAGGTGACGTCGGTCGTGATGAGCCCGCGCGTCGCACACCCTTGCGGGTCCAGGTCGACGAGCAGCACACGGTGGCCCAGCCAGCGCGCCAGGCCGGCGGCGAGCACGATCGCCGTCGTCGTCTTACCCACGCCGCCCTTGTGCGCGGCGATCGCCACGACCCGTGCTGACCCCTGGTCGTGCGGGCGATCGTCACCGACAACCGGTTGCAACCGGTTTGTCGGGGCGCTCGGGCCGACGCCCAGCGCCGCGACCGCTCGCGACGCGGCCACGCCGCGGCGCACAAATGCCTCTACCTCATCTTCCATGCGGTCCTCCTTGACTTGACTCCGTTTGCAACCGGTTTGCACTGCGGTGTTCGCCGTGGAACGTCGGGACGGACGCGACCGCTCCTACACGCAATCGCCGCCGACGGCGCGCGCCGCCGGTCAGCCTTGCCGGCCGCGTCCCCTCCCGAACCCCCTCACGACGCCGGCGGCACCCAGGTCGCCAGCGTCACGTACTCGCGCCGCACATGCGGCTTGTGCCACGCCTGGCGCGCCTGCCGCGCGCGTTCGTCGTCGGCGGTCCACGGGGTCGGCCACTCGGCGATCGCCTCGCCGACGGCATTCAGCGTGGCGTGGCGGCCGTCGTGGCCGCGAGGCCGCGTGCAGACCAGCGGGTCGGCGCCGTCGATCGGTTTCACGGCCCCGCAGGTCACGGCCGCTCCTCGAGTACCTCGCGCACCACGCCGAGCAGGAACACGAACGACAGGCGCTTCTCGGTCGCCGCCGCCAGCACGGCGCCCGCGGTGAGGCCGCGGGCCGAGAGCTCCTCGAGCTCGATGCGGAGCCTGGCGCGCTCGGCGGCGCGCGGCGGCGCGAGCGGCTCCACGTCGCGCAGCGCCGCGAGCTCGGCCTCGATCGAGCGCACGGTCACCACCACCAGGTCGTAGGCGGCCTGCGCCTCGGCCTCGGCCACGGTCGCCGCCTCGAGGTCACCACCGAGCTCGGCGCGCAGCTTCGGCAGGTCGGTCGGGTCACGCGTGTGGCGCCGCTGCAAATGGCGCTTGAGCGTGTCGCCGATCGCCGCCAGCATGTGCGGCGACTCGGTCACGCGTACACCAGCGGCAGCATCGGCTCCTCGCCGCGCGCGTCGGCGAGCAGCGCGCTCGTCCGATGCACCTGGTGCAGGCAGTGCTCCTCGAACACCGGGTTGAACGCGTCGATCGCGGCGCTCCAGGCTGTGAACGCTTCGAGACTCAGATGGCCAGCCAGGAGCTCGGCGCGCACGATCAGGGCGTGCTGGTGTTCGATGCGCGGGAGCTCGGGACAGGCCTGGCACGGCGTGCGCTCGTTGAGTGTCATGGTTCCCCCTCGCCGGCGGGCAGCAACCGATCGGCGTTCCACTCGCCGGCCTTCAGGCGCGGCACGGCGTGCTCGTAGAGCGTCTGGTTCGTCTGCGGGTTGACGATGAAGCCGAGAAACTCCTGCTCGAAGACGGCAATGCCGGCGGCGACCGATTCGATCTTGGCGCGCACCACCAGGTAGAGCGCGCGCCAGCGTTGCCGCTCGGCCTGCGCGCCGAGCTTCTCGGTGCGCTGCGTCTTGGCCTTCGGCAGCACGAAGCGGATCTGAAGCCCCTTCCACCGGAACTCGACGCGATCGGCCACTGTGCCCCCGACGCGCGACGGCGGCGGCCGCTGCCTCGACCTCGGTGAGGGCGTCGTCGAGGTCGTGTTTGATCTGGCGCAGTAACTCGACCCGTTCGCGCGCCGGCCGCGCGTCGAAGGCCGGCGTGCCGACGAACATGGTGCAGAGGCGATCGCGCCGGCCGGCGCGCTCGTACAGTTGAATGGCGAACAACACCAGGTCGCGCCGCGCGCGGGTGTTGGGGCCGACGCCCGCGTCCGTCAGATGATCGATGAGGGCGTTGTCGAGTCCCTCGCCCCGCATGACGAACCCGGCCAACTCCGTGTTGGCATCCCCGCGGCGCGTGCTACCATGCGCCACGCGCGCGCTCCCTTCGCGCCGCACCTTACCTGCCATCGATCCACCTCCAGACCTTTACATAAGATCAGCTATGCGATCTCGCGCACTTTCCACAGAAACGCGCGCTGTTTCGCTGCCAAGCGTTTGACATCTTTCGCGCCACTTCTAATTGCGGTTTCGCCTTCTCCCACAATTTCATCCAACCGCTTTCGCCGCGCCCACGAGATGTTGCGCGGCCGTTCGATCGTCAGGTTGCACGGCACGCACCGGATCTCGCACCGCGCGAGTTCGCGTTCAATCGCGGCCGGATGGGCGCCGCGGCGCACGAGGCGGCAGATCGGGACGTTTGAACGCCAGCCGCGAAACTCCGGCCGATGCGTGAACCGGAGCTCGCGATCGGCCACCGTCGCCCCGCACTGCACACACAATCCAGCGGCGAGCTGCCTCTCGACGAAATCCTTCGCGCGCGCGGTACCATCAATCGCGCGCGTCGGCTGGGGCCAGAGCTCGCCGAACAACGGCACTTGCTCTGGTTCCACCTGGCCCCCTCTTCACAGCGGCAAGGTTCCCGACGCGCGCGCTTGCCCGACGTCCCGACGACGTAGTGCCCGACCGATCAGGCCGGCGGTGCCCGTTCCACTGTCCCGTGTCGCATCGCCAGCCGGCGCGCGTGCACGAGCGCGGCCTCGACCTCCATTAGTTGTGTCCGGTGGTACGTGGCCTGGCGCTCGTAGAACGCGATGAACACCGCGATCGCTGCCTGCGGCGTCTCGCCAAAGTGTTGGGCGTACTCGGCGTGCGAGTACCGATTGACTTGGGGGTAGCGGGTGCCGCGCATTGTCGTCGCGTGGTGCTCGGTGAAACTCACGCGGTACTCGTCCACTGTTGTGCCGTCGTGTGAGACGCGCCACGCCGTGGTCCAGGTCGCGGGCGTGTAGCGGCTCACCGCTCACCGTCCCGGCGGTCCCGGCGCAGTTCCGGATGTTTCAACAGGTACCACTCGCGGGCACAGGCGCCGGGGATGTACCGAAGGTACTCGGCGCTGCGCAGGCGAAGCTCGCGGCAGCGCGCCTTGGTCGCGTGTTCGTGATCGGCCTCGGTCTCGAGCTGGGCGCCGCCGTTGAGCGCACACTGCACCGCTGGGGGTTGCTCCAGCACCCACCGCGCCACGCCGGCGATCTTCCAATAGGCAACGTTGTAGCGTCGTTCACGCGCCCGCTTCGCTGCTTCCATCGGGTGGGGGGTGTCGATCCCCAGGCCCGGCAAGCGTTGACTCACAGGTCGGCGGGGAGGGTCGGCTGCGTCAGCAGCATTCTTTAAGAGATCATTAAGAGGAGATACAGAAGGAGATCTATGTGATCCCTGGATCACACCCCCTGCGATCCCTGGATCGCACCCCCTGCGATCTCCGACGGGTGTGATCCCAGGATCACACCCGTCGCGAAATCGCGCTCGCACGGCCCGGCGCGGCGGCCACGCCGCCATGTTCTTCGCCGTGAGACTCGGATCGATCGCCTGCGCCTCGACCAGCGCGCGCGCGATCGCCCGCTCGAGGGTGATCACGAATCGGTTGCGGCGTCCGAGCCGGTGGTCCACACCGAGCCGCTGGATAGCCTCTTTCCCTTCCAGGTCCGCAATCACGACTTGGATGTAGCGGCGCGCGAGGCCGAGCTCGCGCGCGATCTTGCTGACCGACGGGTAGGCATAGCCGTACCGTCCGTCCCAGGCGTCGACGATCCGCTTCATCACGTCGCGTTGGGTCGGCGTGTCCCAGACGTTGACCATCGTGTCGAAGCGCACCTGGTGATCGTTCCGCGGCATTTCACATGCGCCCGTCACGCCGGCGGCAGGCGCAGGCCTGCACAGGGTCGTGGCACTGCGGACAGAGGCCGCTCGCCTCGAGGCGTGGGAGAGTGATCGGCGCCGAGCGCCGTTGCGACCCGCGCCACGCGGTCTGTGGACGACGCGCCGGCCGCGCCCCTGGGAGTCGCGGCGCGCGTGTGTTGGGTGTCGACGGCGGTCGTGTCTGAGACGTCTGAGACTTATCGGTCGTCGGGGTTGGCGGCTGGCGCAACTCGTTTCGAAGGTCCGCGATCTCCTGCACGAGGCGCTTGGCGATCTCCTCCAGGCGAGAAAGGCGACGGTCGGCGTCGGCGCGATTCATGCGGCCCTCCGCATCGGCGACAACCCGCCCCGCCCTTCGAGAATGCGCGCACCGGCGGCGTGAACCTCGCGCGCGAGCACGAGATCGGCCGTTTGGTAGTAGGCGGCGATCGCCGTGACCGGCGCGAGCTCGGCGCAGAAGGCGCGAATCAGCCCGTCGTACCACGCGATGTGCCGCTCGTCGCGCACGACGCGCAGGACGTGGAGCCGCTGACTCGCCGGCAGGCGATCGTCGAAGCTGACAAAGTCGCACCACGACGCGTTGGTCAACCAGAGCGCGTGCGTGATCTGCGCGCGGTAGTCACGCGGGATGCACTTGTGGCCCAGGCCGTAGGCGAGGTGGGCCAGGGTGTTGGGCGCTTTCACTTCGACGACGCCGTCGAACTCGCCGACGTGGCCGTCGAGCGAGGCACCGGCCGGCAGTGTCGGGTGCGCCACAAAGCCGGTGCTCTGCACGGTGTAGCCGGCGCGCGCCGCGTAGGCCTCGAGGGCTGGTGCCTCGAGGAGACGGCCGCGGCGCATCGCGCCGCTCTCGAAGCGTGAGCCGTGCGGACGGCCGGTGAGGGACTCGCGTACCAGTTGCCACAGGTAGTCGCGACGCGCGGTGGACTGAAAGAGCCCCAGCCGCTTGCGCGGCAGGAGGAAGTAGGCGCCCGTCCCGGTCACCCGGCCGACACGCAGGTCCTGCCACGCCGCCGAACGTTGCGCGACGTGATGGACGATGGGCGGCGGTTGCAGGGTGAGGGGGGCTGGGCCGTCGAAGTCGAAGCGGAGCGTGCGATCGGTCAGGCTATACGCCAGGGAACTGACGACGTCGGGCAGTGGGGGCATGATGCGGTGGAACCTCCTGTGGTCCTAAAGGACGCGGGTTGCAGTCCGCGTCACGGGTCAACGAACGAACCGACGACTAGCGCCCGTCAGACGCCTAGCGCCGCCATCGATACCGGTCTTCGCGCGCCGCGCGTCGCCCGTCTTGCTCGATCTCTTGAAGGGACGGGATCGACGTCGAGGCAGGCACGGCGCGCAATAAGTCCTCTTCCCAGACGAGCACGCGGTTCGAACCCGGAAGACTCCGGTTCGGAATGCCGTGCCGAATGCGAAACTCACGGAACGCCTTCGCACTCGGCAACTTGAGCAGCGCTGCCGCTTCCGTCGCCGTCAACGCCGGTTTCATGATGCGAGTCGCGCGACAGACAACAGGTAGCGACGCGGTGAGTACCCGAGCGCTCGCGACAACTTGTCGGCGGTGCGCTCGGTTTGTGTGTCACCCCTCAAAAAGCGGCTGACGGTCATGTCCGACACCTTTGCCGCGCGGGCCAGGTCAGTCGGGAGCCAACCCTTGAGCGCCATATCGGCCACGATGCGGACGGTGTCGTAACGGGGCTTCGGTCGGATTCCCGGTGTTTCCATATGCAGACAAAATAGATCGCGCGTTGCTACTCGTCAACAACATTTTTTACCGGTGTTTATCAAAAGCAACGACACGCGATTACGCTGGTGATGCAGTGAAGCCGACTCTTCGCGCTCCAGCATTCGGCCGATGGCTGAAAGCGCGACGTGGGAAGAAGAGCCTTGAGGCGGTGGCGAGTCGCGTCCGTACACGGCTCGCCCGTCACGGCGTCAAGTTCAACCGATCACATTTGCAAAGAATCGAGAAGCAGGGGCTGGTGCCACATGCCGTTGTGCTCTACGAACTTGCGCGTGTGCACGGCGTCAGCGCCGGTGACGTGATCGATCGCATCGCGAACGAGTTGGGACTGACTGCGCAGACTCCGCGATTGCCCGAACAGCCGCCGCCGAGCGATGAAGCGCTGCACCTGGCGCACTGGTTCGACGACCAAGCGGAGGATCGGCGCCGCGCTATTCTCTCGACACTGAACGTGCCGGAGGCACGACCGCTACGACGTGCGTCTCCCCCTCGGTAGCGTCCGCCGCCAAACGATCGATGGGCGGACGCGTCGTGCGACTTAGTGAGTACGTCCCGTTCTGGACTCGATGCACGTGCGAGTTGGCGCGTCTCCGCTGTGACACGCGCGACTGCCCCGTGCGGCGGCCGACCGCGTAGTTAACCCGGTTTCGACAGAACAGAATCACGGTCAAGCCAGACTTCACGTCGAGGGATGCGCGCGGCTTCGCAGCGTGACGTGGATGCCGGATTTGCACTGACGAGGGGGTGCTGAGCGGTGCCAGGTGGTCCAGTCCGCCTAAAAGGGGGCGCAATGCTGCGTGTGATTCTGACGTGGGTCGGCGTCCAGATCGCCTACCTCGTGCTGCAGGGAGTCGTAGGGTGGCTCGTCACCAGACCACGGCCGTCGCTGCTGCTTGTCGCCGGCGTGATCAATGCGGTCACCCTCTCCTGTCTCTTCGCCATCGCTGACGAACTGCGCGCCAGCGAGATCACCGTGTCCAGCCTCGTGTACGTCGGCCTCTTGGGGTACTTAACCGTGAGAGCTCTGGTGCTCGGATGGTTCGCACTGGTGGCGATCCGCGGCGCGGAGCCTGACACGGGTCACTGAAACAAACGGGTTCCGAACGGAGACGCGGCCCTTGATCCCCGACTTAGCACGTATATACGTATGTGGTATATACTGAAGTCGTGGTGTTCGAATGGGACGCCCGAAAGGCGGCCCGCACCGCGCCCTTTAGAAAGTTGGTATCGGCGACGAGGGCATTATGACGGACAAGGAACGGGAGATTGTGCGCCTGCTGTACGACTTGGAACTCGAGTTGTTTCACGAGCAGGGTGAGGCCATTGCCGGCCTCCGGCGGGCGCTGGAATCCACCCAGCGCTCGCACGAGATCTTGGGCCGCCTGCTCAAGGCGACGGGTGAGCTGATGGGAGTGAGTTGACGTACCGCCATGAAGAAACGATCCGCATCGTCTCGGTCCGGCGGGCGCGTGATTCGGAAAAAACGCGCTATCACCAAGCGCGCACCGGCCCTCTCCGTTGAAGAATTTGATCGCCTGGCCGACCTGCCGGCCGACGATCCCGCCGGCGACTTGACGCCGCACCTGGACTGGTCGAAGGCGCGGCGGCCCGCGCGAGCCGCCAAGAACGCGCGGTCTACCATCGTGCGCCATCGTCTGACGTCCACTAGGCTCGCGCGGCAGGCCGCCTTGCAGCCGATCCCGCACGTCCCCGACGCGGCGATCGACTTCTCAGACATCCCAGAGGCCACGCGCGAACAACTCGCGCAGTTCCGCCGCGCGTCCCTCGGGCGGCCGCCGATCGGATCGGCCACGCGCCAGGCGATCTCTATCCGTCTCGATCCGGCAGTTCTCCGCGAGTTGCGCGCCGAAGCGACGCGGCGCGGTGTGGGCTATCAGACCTTGCTGAATGATGTGCTCGCGGGTGCGGTTCTCCGTTTCCGCCAGGACCGAAAAGCGCACCGATGACCACGACGGGTCCCGGCCGCGAGGTCCTGGTTGCCCCCAACATCTATCGCGCCATTGGGCAGGGCACCGCCGATCAGCCGCTCGGACGCTGGCGTGTGTACGTGCGTCGCGACGGCCGCAAGCGAACGAAACGCTTCCCGAAGGACTACACACTCGGGCACGTGCAGACGTGGATCGACGGCTATAACCAGGAGACGCAAGACCTGCGCGCCGCGCGCGGCCTCAGCGACGCGGAGTACGCCCGCACGTTTCCCGCCGACGTCGACACGTATCTCGCGCTGAAACAGGTGAAGGCGATGCCGAGTTTTCGCTCGCGCGAGATTCAGTTGACGAAGTGCGCGACGCGGTTTCGCCGGCGATGCCGTCCCGACATCACCACAAAGGACCTCAACGAGCTCCTCCAGGGCTTCATCGACCGTGGCTACTCCGGGTCCTATGTCAACAAGATCCGCAACGCGCTGATGTCCCTCTGGACGCGGCTCGATGGGCGCAGCGCCCCGAACCCGGTGAAGGACACCAAGCTCTATCCCGAAGCGCCCATCGAAGCGCGCGGCGCCTCCTACGACATCCTCCGCAAGATTCTCGCGGCGGTGCCGGATCGCAGCCGACCGATCAAAGGCGTGAAGGGCTCGCGCGACCGCGGCTCGGTGTCGAAGGCGCGACTCGAGGTGTTGGTGTGGACGGGGATGGACCCGGCGGAGTTGCGGCGGATGGGTCCAGAGAACGTCAACCTGGCGGAACGCTGGTACACGGTGCCGCACCGCCGGAAGGGCACCCCGACGCGCTTTCCTGAGCCCCTCGTGCGCAAGCCGATGACCGACGAGTCACAGGCCGCGTTCGAACGGTGGGTCGCCTTCAACGATTGGGGGGTGGCCTTCAGCACCGACGCGCTGCGACACACCTGGCAGCGCGCCGTCACGAAGGTCGAACGGAACCTGCGCAAGACGCGTCGCGACACGCGCCTCTCGCTGGCACGCATTCGACGACTGAAGGACATCCGCCACTCGTTCGGCACCGAGCTCTCGATCCAGACGGAGGGCAACCTGGGCCTGGTGGGCGAGATGCTCGGGCACCGCGACAAGCGGACCACGCGCCGCTATCAGATCGGCGCCGTGCCCGTGGTGCTCGCCGCGGCGATGGCGAAGTTCGAAACGGCGACGAAGAAGACGCGGAAGACGAGAGGACGGGGTACCAACGCCCAGAAAGGGTACCGGTACCCCCCACACGTTTCGCCCCGTCATCGACCGACGTAGCCCAACGCCACCCGTCGCGTGAGCGGCCGGTTTTCGAGGGGATTCCGGCGGGAAGTGCGAGGTTTTGACTGGCGCGCCCGGCAGGATTCGAACCTGCGGCCTTTGGCTCCGGAGGCGGCAGAACAGCACCGGTTTGTTCGCGATTTGTGGTGGGGGGTACCAGGGGGATACCGTCGCGGCCGCACTTTCGCCCCCTCGGGTGGGGTCCGATGTAACGACCTCGGGTGCTCGCGCTAGTCTTTCACTCTCCGAACGATACAGGGGACGTGGAGGCAGGAACGCGCGACCCGAACGGAGCGGAGCATCACGCCGCACCGACAGGGCGCGTTCCTGGTCGAACGCCAACGGCTGCAACCGGGAACGCTCCCGCAAGTCGGACCAGCTGGTCCCAATGTCGCGAACGGATCGGCGTTACCGACTCACGAGGAGCACCCGTCCGTGGACGCCCCCCTCCGTGACCATTCTAGCAAGCGCTGCGACTAGCGCGTGCTGGTGCCGCCCGGCGCACTGCGATCGGCCGCCGTGGTCGTCGTGTTGCGCGCCCCGCCCGACTGCGCCGCCTGGGTGAGCATCGACGCCATCCCGTGCGACGAGAACTGCTCCGTCATTTGGCCGAGCCATTCGTCGCGCGCCGACCCCTTAAACGTCGAGCTCACGTTCTGCAGCGCCGGAATGATCGCCGGGTTCTCACTGAGCACGCGCGCCGGCAGGCGCAGGTCGAGCCGGCCGTTTCCCTTGTAGTTGCCGAGCGTCCGGTTCCACTCGGTGGCGTCCTCGCCGCGCAGCAGCGTCCCGATGTGCTCGAGCGCGCTCCGCACTCGCGTGTCCGTCGCGTGGTCGCCGTCGACGTGCATGGTCAGGTACCAGTTGGTGTCGGGCATAGAGCTCTCCCTCCCAACCGGGCATCTTACGACGAGGAGGCCGACCGACGGGCCGCGACGAGGCGGTGCCCCGCTCGGGCGCGTGCCCGCCGGCCGGATAGTACGCTCCCCCTGACCAGGCGCGTGGGCGCATCGTAGCCCAACGCCCGCCGGGTCGCACGCCGGTCCGGCAACGGGTCCAGGTGATCGGAATAGCTCGCCGGGTCGGCGTTCTCGAGGTCATCCAGCATGGCAGGGGTGTCGCAGACGTCTGCGACGTCTCAGACAGGGGTCAGTAGCGGGACCAGGCGCTCGCATACGAGCTCGCCCACTTCGCGCGCCGCGGGCGGCCCGGTTTCCACGCCGCTTCGTACTGCTGCCAGCCCAGGTCGGCATCGTTGCGCGGCGGGAGCGGGAAGGGGAGCGTCCAGAGCGTGAGGCGCGCACACGCCGCGGCCAGCACGTCGTGGTGCTCGAGCAGCGCGTGAATGCCGCGGGCGTCGAGCGCGGGGTAGTGCAGCGCCTGGACGACGCGCCGGAGCGCCGGCCCGGTCGTCGGCCGCTGGAGCAGGTCGGTGATCGCGATGAGCTCGAACTGCCAGTAGCCGCGCGCCGGCCCGTCGCCGTGCTGGCGGCGCGCCAGGAAGTCGGACTCTTGCAGCCCGATCGCCAGGACCAGCGCGCGCGCAGCGTCACTGTCGGTGTCGGGCGCCAGCAGTGAGAAGGCGGCCGGCAGGGTATAGCGCGCGTGGTAGTCGAGGCCGGCGCTCACTCGGCCTCGTCGCAGAAGGCGCGGGCGCGCGAGCCTTCCTCGGTCACGCCGTAGCAGATGCCCTTGAGCCGCTGGCTCTGTTGCGCGATCGCCGCGGCGGTCGCCGCGTCCGCTTTCTCCATGGCCGCCTGGTGCGCGTCGACCTTGCGCTCGAGCGCCTCGAGTAAGCGCGTGTAGTTGCCGGCGAAGGAGTAGAGCAGGAAGAGAAACGCCCCCGCCACGATCGTGGGGAACAACCCGTGGCGCCAAATCAGACCGAGCAGCGCCGCGACCCGCGGGTCCGAAGGAGACGACGGACCCCACGACGATGCTGGGGCGGGCTGCTCGGCCATGATCTCATCGTCGGCCGTCGCGGCGATCGCCGCAGCGCACAGGTGCCCCCGACGCAAATCGTCGCGCAGCCGCGCGCAGGGCGCCACTAATACCGCGTTAGCTCACGAGGCCGAAGACGAACCGCTCGACACTCGACCCGCCGCCGCCGCCGCCGCCGCTCGCGCCGGCGCTCGAGGGCAGGCCGCCGTGCCAGTACTGCACCGAGCCGTCGCCCCCGCCCGTCCACGTATCGACGAACACGTTGCCGGCGACCCCGTTGCAATCGACGACGACCTCGAGCACGCAGTCGTCGGTCACCGCGGGGGTCACACCGGCGAGCGTTTCCCAGACGCCGCTCGACGAGGCGTGCGTGTCGAGCACGACGTCGGCCGTGATGCCCGCGGCGTGGTTCGCCTTGAGCACCAGGCGCGGGGCATCGCCGGCGTAGCTGCCGTCCGTCTGCACCTTGACGCTGACGCTGGCGGTCGCGCCGCTGGCGACCCCCACCAGGTAGCCGCGGCCAGGGCGGAACGCGCCGCTCTCGAGCCGCATCGGATAGGTCGTGGCGACCGCCGGCGTCAGCTTCAGCGCGGGGCTCACATCGACCGTCGACGTCTCGCGCGCGAGCGCGCCGAGCGGCGTCAGGTAATGATGCACGCCGGCGCTGCCGTCCTTCCGCATCATCGCCAGGTAGCTGCTCCACGCGGAGGTGGTCGTGCCCATCCCCGGCACCGTCGCATCGATCTCGGTGCCGCTGGCGAGCGTGGCCGCGCCCAGGTCCAGCGCGTAGAGGTACCCCTGCGTGAAGTCAATGTCGGCGGTACTGTGCGCGACGTAAATGCCGGTCGCCACGCCGAGCTCGGTGACGCTCGCGCGCAACAGGCTCTGGATCGAGAGCACGATGCCGTAGGGTTGCCCGAAGGTGCTATCCCCGGCGCAGCGCAGCGTGCCGAGAATCACGATCGGGTCGCCGCTCGCCGCGCCGTTGATCCAGTTGATCCCGCCGGTGACGTTGCCGAAGCACTGGACGTCCCCGGTGAACACCAGCCCCTGCATGGAATTGCCGAAGAGCACGCCGTTGGTGTTGTTGCGCCACGACGTGACGCCGGCGATCCGCAGGTTGCGCGTGGCCGTGCCGTCGGCAAGGTAGAGCCCGGTCGCTTGGCTGGCGTGGATGACGAACGGGCCGTAGGTCTGCAGGTTGTAGTTGACGACGGTGGCGCCGTTGAGGATCACCCCGTAGTAGCAACTCGAGACGCGCACCGCGCCGATGGCGACCGCCGACCCGCCGACGACGTCGAGCCCGTTGTTGCTCGACCCCGTCGAGCCGCCGAGAATCACCAGGTCGCTCACCGCGATCGTGCCCGACGTGCTCGGGGCCGCGGCGAACTCGACCGCGGGGAGGCCGGTCCCGCCGCCGGCGGCGTGGTTATAGAAGACGCACGAGGTGAGCGCGATCGTCCCTGACGTGAGAACGTTCGTGGCCCGCACACAGCGCACGTCACTGTCGCTGCCGCTGCAAGACTCGAGGGCGAGCGCGCCGGTGGTCAACTCCACCTGGAGCGCGCTGCCGGGGGTCGCGCCGCCGAGCGCCTTGAACCAGGTCCAGGCGCAATCAACCGACGCGGCCCCGTGCAGCTCGATCCACGCCTGCGTGGTGGACGTGACCGAGCGGATCTGCACGTTGCGGGTGAGCAGCACCACTTCCGCCTGCACCAGTGACGACGCGCTGCCGCCGTGCGCGTGGGTCGTGGCGCCGTGCGCGAGCGAACTCGCGCCGGCATCCCCGGTGAGCGTGACCTTCTCGCGCTGGCCTGGCGTGCGCGTGGTCGAGGCAATCCCAATCTCGTCGCCGCTCAACCAGCCGGTGTCGTCCTGCACCGTCGCCGACGTCGCGCCCGCCGACTGGTCGGCGGTGAGCAGCGTCCAGACGACGTTCTTGCCCGACGTGCGCGACTGGCCCTCGGCGGTGACGATGCCGCCGCTTTTGACGAGCAGGCCGAAGTCGTTATCCGCCGCACAGTCGAACTCGAGCACCGCCGTGGCGCTCCGCGGGATGGGCGTGGCCGCGGTCCCGATCGCGAGCGTGCCGTTGCGATAGACGCTCAGGTGTCCACTCAGGCGCAGCACGTAGTTGGTCGAGGCGGTCGTCCCGTAGGTGAGCGTGCCGCGCGTCGAGATGTCGAGCGCCGCGGTGTACTGGTTCGTCGAGGCGCTGCCGTAGTCGGTGGCACTCGTCGAGTCCATCGTGACCGTGCGCGTGGCGGTCGTCGCCGGCGAGCTCGCGCCGTCGAAGACCCCGACGATGTGCAGGTCGTCGCCGGCGGCCGGCGCCGCCGTGGTGGTGGTCACCAGCATCCGCTGCCAGTTGTTCGCGGTGCCATTGGTCGCCAGCGATACCGCGGTGGTGGTGGCCGAGAGCGTGGCGCGAATCACGTAGCTGTCGGTGCCGTTGGGGGTCTGCGTGCTGGCGAACTTGAGATAGAGCCAGCCGCCCTCGCTGTCGGTGCCGGTCGACGACACGGGCAGGTCGCTGACGTTCACGGTGACGCTCTTGACGTTCGTCGCGGTCGTACTGTTGCGGAGGTGGACCGTCAGCGTGTTGGTGGGCGAGCCGCTCGCGCGGTTCGCGACCCGCACACACACGCCCTGCAGCGCGGTGGCCGCGGGGACAAAGGCCGCCGAATCCAGGTTGCCGGTGGTGAGCGCGGTGGCGCCCGTCGACGTGGAAATCAGCCGCGACGTCGCCTCGATGGTGCCCCAGGTGGCCGCGGCGGTCAGGTTGCCATCGGCAACCGAAACGAGGTCGGCCATTACCAGGTCACCTCGAGCACCAGGTAGGCGCGCGTGAGCGAGGTGATCGAATCGACGGTGATGCCGAACACGTCGCCGGCGCTGAACGACGTCGTCCAGCCCGTGAGCGTCGAGCTCGAGGCCTGCACGCCGCTACTGAGCGTCGGCTTGGCGCTCGCCGTGATCGTGTCGGCGATCGTCGGCGGGTAGTTCGGCGCCGTGTCCTTCCAGATGTCGAAGACGATCGAGCCGGTCGTGATGCTCGGATCGGCCGAGAACACCCACCACTTGGTGATGGTCCCGGCGCGCGGCATCGGCGCGCTCACGCCCTTGAAGCCGGTCGTGATGGCGGCGGCGCCGGCGCCGTCGATCTGAAAGAGCAGCGTACTGGTGCCCGCGCCCCCGGCCGGCGCCGCCCAGGTACCGTCGCCGCGCAGGAAGTGTGCGGTGTTGTTATCGAGTTTCGGGAGCAGCCCGTGGGCCGAGACGCTCGCATTCAGCGTCGTGATGTCGGTCGGCGCGGCGAGCTCGTCGAGCCGAATCGAATCGGCGCCGCCGCTCTTGTGCCGACTCGCGTGGATGAGCGGCGCGTAGCGCGCATCGGCCTCGGCCTCGGTGATGCCGCCAGGCGCGGACGTCGACGCGCCGACCTGCAAGGTTACGTTGTCGATGTAGAACCCGATCGCGCCGCCGAAGTCCTCGACCTGGACCTGCGTGGCGGTCGTGCCGAGCGGAATCGCGAACGCCGAGACGGGAATGGCGACCTGCTGGTAGGCGGTCGTCACGGTGGAATCGAACCCGTAGGTGCCGGTGCGGCGCAGTTGCACGGTCGCGCCGACGAGCGCCCCGCTCGCGCGGAACGAGACGAGCAGCCCGCGGCTGGTGTTCCAGGCGCCCTTGCTGCGAATGAAGAAGACCAGGGCGTCGTAGTCGTTGGGCTCGATCGAGCCACTGCCAATCGTGCCGCGCGCGTAGACGCCGGCGGCGACGTTGGTGCCCTCGATCG